AATGCGACTTTTAATTCTAATATATTTCTAATAGATCCTACGAAACGGGCCTGAAACATTATGAGGAAGTAAAGTCTTATTATGAGACAAATAACCCAATTTTTACTGGAGATATCAAACGGGACTATATTAGTATAATAAAGGACTGTAAACCAGATTTTTCAAAATTTGAATTTATCAATAAAGGCCTCTGGTTTGAGAAAGACAGTCTTAAATTTTATAAACCCATTAACGAAAAATACGTATCGCATACACTTATTGAAAATATGTATTCCGCTAAGTATGAAATAGTGAGAGTTGACTCTATTAAAAATATTATGGCCGAAATGAATCATACTCATATTGACTGCTTAAAGATTGACATCGAAGGTTCTGAAATAATCGTCCTTAAACAAATGCTCAGAGACAAAATATACCCAACTATTATTTGTGTTGAATTCGACCTACGCTTGAAGAAGGTCGATTATAAAAATGAAACAGAAGAACTAATAAACAGTCTTAATAAAGCTGGATATAAAATGCTGGATAATACTAATTGGAATTGTACGTTTGTTAGAACATAAATTAACAATAAAATTATAAAAATATTTATATATAATAAAATGCTTGTGGGAAAAAGAGAATATGGAACTTGGAAAAATGGTTCATCAATATATCGAGATAAAAGAGGGTATTACATAGTTGTAGTTGATAATAAGGCAACCCCGAATACAAACCCGATGTATAAAAAATACATTAAATGGAAACCAAACCCGAAAACCAGACAATTATGCTTTACAAAAAAACGTTGGGCGGTTTGTAAAAGTGAAACGCGTACCGCGAAGTAGTTCTTAGACCGCTGAACATTTCAAACCGGTATATTTGACTAACATAAATTATAAGTCGTTATGTTAAAAATGTCTGGTTTTATTATCATAATATAGCTTTACTTCTTGTTTTACCATTGGAAAGCGATCCTTGGTTTGGTATTTATGTATAAAGTGTTGTAAAGATTAGCACTTACAATAAAATCTCACAGGTTTGCACCTGATTATCTGATTTTAGAGAATTTCTAACAGCAGATAATTTATAATTTATAATCTTCGACGTGGTCTTTTCCCATTTCTCTTACTAAAAGTGACCGTTTTAAATGTTAAAGGGTGTAAAATCAATGCTACAAGGGCGTGGTGGGTTGTTTTATCTGAAAAAATCAATGTATTTTATAATTTATATTATGTAAAAACTACAAAATATAAGTTGGATAAATGGTATTAAATTTTTCAGATAATACAACTATGCTCGCCCGGATAGTTCAAATGCCCATTCTGTTTTTTGATTTTAACATGACAATGTAAGCTAAAAAAACACCAAAGAAATTTTTTTTGGCAAATATATCTAATATATTATATCCTGGTACAACTTCGCACGGCCGCCACCGTGAAAGTGCCGTAAAGTTAAGTACACCCATCTGAAAGGGGGTGTACTTAACTTTACGGGACTTCACGGTACAAAAAACAGAAAAACGGCAAAAATTGATATTTATAATATTGTTTTGCTTTAATAAAATGAACAACCAGGAAAATTTGCCTCCTGTTTTCGCCGTTGTTAATAACGACAAATATGACGTATATAAGTGTGTTTCACGGAAGATGGTCGATTTATCCGTGAATGTGGTAAATCTTGAGACGGGGATTTTTATTGATAAGGCAACGCCTGTGAAAATTGCCCGCAAGGGCAATAAACATCTTTCTTTGGCGAGAAAAAACGAGGATAAGGTGTTTGGGCAAGTGGAGTGGTCTTATATTCCAGAAGTGTTAATATTAAAAATATATCTTCTGAGACAGAACTTGATTCTATTCCGGTCATTAATCTGAAGCCGAAAAGAGGTGGGGAGTTTTGACTAAAATTTGAATTGCCGTTGGCTGCTTGTTTTTTTTTTGTAAAAAAATGACTGCGCTAAAAGAGGTTACTGTCAATTTGCGACCGGCTGTTTATGAGCTCATTTCGGAGATTGAACGCAGCGAGTCTATTGGCGAAATTCGGCAACTTGTCGCTGAGCTGCGTTTCTGGCTTGACGGAGACGTGCTTTCTGTGATGAACTTACTGAAAATAAGAAATAGGATGGGTGTAGTTAATTCTGAACCAAGGTCAGTGGTTGTTTATAAAAGCCCAGGAGATACGCCTAAAATTGTTATTACAGAAATGGGAGGTGAGTCCAGGTCTAGTAGCGATTTTGGCGATGGGGTTTGTGATTGCGGTGATCGCTTAGGATGCGGGGATAATGGAGGTGCGTGTTTTATACCCAATTTCGAACCAGAAACGACTATGCCTATAAATTTCCCTGAGCATGACCTATCCGGATAGACGTAAGATTGGGAAGACCATCTTAGACCAACGAACATTTCAAACCGGCACTAAAAATTGAAAATGAATTCAGTTTAAACAAAATATTTTATATCAATATAGGGAACAATGGATTTCATAGGAATTATATATATGTGGGTTTGCGTAATAACTGGAAAAGGATATGTTGGTCTATCAAGAAGTAGTAAGAATGAAGAAACCAGAAAACGTATAAATACACACGAAAAATTATTACATAATCGGTGGAAAGGTCATATACTACAAAGTAATTATAATCCAAAAGATTATTTTCACTATTCTATTCGCAAATACGGATATGAAAATTTTCAAGGAAGAATTCTAGAAGAGTTCCGTGCTGGAAGTATTGAAGAGATAAAAAAACTGGTAGATAAAGCAGAACAGCAATTTATAGATGAACATAATACAATCGCTCCAAATGGATATAATTTACAAAGAGGAGGATTTAGTCCATCATTTCATCCAGAAACTTGTGAGAAAATGCGGCGTAAAAAACAAGCCTTTCTAAATACAGACAAAGGACGTGAATGGATTCAAAATTGTAGCGACTCGCAACTATTATATTTTCAAACTGAAAAGGGGTTAGAACAAGCAAAAAAGCATGGTGAAAATATTAAGATGTTGTATGAAACTAAACCTGAATTTAAAACAAAGATAAGTAACTCATTATTGCAATATTTTGATACACCTGAAGGAAAAATACAAATTGAAAAACAAAAACAACAAATGAAAGAATTTTTTATGACAGAAGATGGTGAAAAACATCGTAATGTATTATCAGAATATGCAAAAAAAAGATGGGAAGATACTGAATATCGTGCAAATCAAATAAATAAAGGAAAAGACAGATATCTTGGGGAAGAAGGTATAACCAGAAAAGAAAATCTAAAAAATAAAGCAAATGAGCGTATGAAAGACCCAGAAAAAAGAAAGTTGGCATCCGAAAAAACAAAAGCACACTTTGATAAAGTGGGGCGTAAGGAATATATATGTGATAAATGTGATAAAAAATGTCGCGATAAGACTGATTATGAAAAGCATTGTTCCACAAAAATACATGCTCAAATATTATTAGGATTAAGTAAACAAGACGCAAAGAATAAGGTACAAAAAGATACTTCTGAAAAAATTAGTAAAAGTAATAAATTATGGGCTGAGAAAAATGATAATCCTAGAAAAGGTGCAATACATACAGCAGATTCTAAGGAAAAAAATCGTTTGGCACATTTAGGAAAAACACTTTCAGAATCAGCAAGAACAAAACTAAGTGAAACTATAAAAAAACAATATGAGAAAGGGGAACGTAAAAGTGGTCTTGCTAAACTTTCAGATGAACAAGTATTATATATAAGAGAAAATAAGGGTGTTATTAAGCAAAAGGAACTATCAGAGAAACTTAATATATCTACACAAACAATCAGTGCTATTCAAAATAATTTAGTATATAAACATGTAAAGGTGCTGGTTTGAAATGTTCAGCGGTCTAATAATCAACAAATGTGTCTTCGGCGTTGCCCTTGTTTATAAATATATCTAATACCATGCATCGCACAGAGCCGCCCGATTTTTCAAATTCGCTTGTGTCAACTTGGATAATTTTCTTTCCTGTTATTAACTCCAAATTGTTTTTAAGATCATCGTTTTTCAGTTTATGTATTATCAAATTATCACCATCAACAACCGAGTTCAAGCTGAAATGATCTGTTGTTTCCAAAATGTGTACATTTGAAGGTCCTAAAAAATTTTGTATTTTTCGAATACTTGTGGGGCTAAAGGCATCTTTATGTACAATACATTTATTGTCGGCATATTCAAGCATACCAATGTCCAGATGGTAATAATCAAATGATTTTATCGGGAGGACCAGCAGTTTTGGTGCAGATAGTCCATTTTCTTCGTAAATCTTCTTTAGCATACTATCCAGTATTTGAAAGGTTTTCAAAGTAGAACGGTAGCCGTAGCCGGCAATTGCTTTAGTGCCTCCGCAAAACCATTTAAGTTCGGCTTGGCCTTCAAACGGGGCATCATGGTTTCCAGGAAATTGGATTGTTTTAACATTCATCTTATGAAAAATATCTTTTAGATATGATAACTCTTCGCGGCGTTGTTGATATTTCATCCAAGGCAAAATTACTAATGGGTTTCTAAGACGCGGTAGGGATAGTCCCCCATTTGCCACAAATACAATATCTGGGAGACAGGTGCCCTTTTTCGGAAATATCTTATATACATCCATTTGTGAAAACGCCATTTCAATATTTGTGTGTTGCTCTTTTGCTTTTTTGGTATTTATATATAGATTAGACGCATAAGGATTTTGTCCGATCTGTGTATCTATAATTTCAAATGTATTTGCGGATATTGATATAAAGCGTTTTTGTTGCTTTTGTTTTATCTTGTTTGAATTTGTTTTAGTGTTAGTTCTATTGGGGTTTGCTTTAAAATCAAACGCTGTATTGGTTAGGCTTTTTCTTGTTTTAGAAACCATAAAGTTGGTGGTTTACCTATTTATATATTTTTTTTTATATTTTAATATTATATGTGAATAAGATTTGGTGTCGAAGTTGTACCCCTAACGGGGTATAGGCACTGGCCGGCAAATCAGATTTTTAAAACGCCAATTCTGTTTTTTGATTTTAACATTACAATGTAAGCTAAAAAAACACCAAAGAAATTTTTGGCAAATATGTCTAATATATTATATCCTGTATTTTTTTTTGTATAATTCATAACAGCAAATAAACCGTACAGACTCCAGAAAAATACAAACCAATAAAATAACCATTTCTTAACACTGTCTTCGGTTAATGACAAAAATGTATCTTTAATGTGCTTAAAATTTATGATAAATGGAATAAAACCTAAAAGTGTAGATATATATGGGTTCAACAGTCCAACTTCGCCAATAAAACCAAAAAATAACATAACCGCATTTAAACCTACTATTTTAATGATTGAACTTTTATGATTATACAGGAAATCACTTAATCTGGTTGGCGTATTTCCATCATGCGTTAAAAAGGCGGATAATGTAATTAACATTAGTGGCGTCGTAATTGCCCAATCTAAATAACGAATAGGGGTGATATTTCGGGAAGCCTTATTGAAGTAGTAAATCAACCAAATATAAAATATAAATTCAATAATCTGAACAAAAAGTTCAACTCCTAATAAATCCTTTAGAAGTTCATCTTTTGGATTTACTTCAATATGTATAGCAAAATAATCAATAATTCCAACTATTAATTGAACAAATAAAGAAATTATACCACTTATATATATCATTCTATATTTGGTATACATAATTTTAAATAACTACAAGGGCGAAGCGGGTTTTTTTAGGAAAATTATAAAATACCTTAAATTTTTCAGATCAAACAAACCTGCTCACCCTTGTAGCGAGTTACTGTTAAAACACTGATTATATTCAAAGTAGCCTCGACTAATTGTGGCTACTATAAATGGGGATACCAGTTAAATATTATACAAACTATTCTACATATTTGTATTGAACGGTATGTCTATTTTTAAGACATTAGCGACACGTTTACCATTTTCTAAACATGCCACATGCCAATCCCTAGTTGTTTTATATTTCTTCAACATTAATCCCCATTTAATACAAGTATCGTGGAGCTCTTCGTTATTTATCTGGGTACCACATTCGCAACAGTATTTTAGGGGAAAAAATGGCTTTATATTTGAAAAAAAAACAAGCGGTTCATTTTGCTTTCTTTTATCTGACATGCCCTATTTATTTCTATATTTAAATAGAGGGTTATTATGAACGCATTTGTGATCAATTTAAAATCCCGGTCGGATAGATGGAATAGAATAAAAAGACGATTTGCAGATTCAGATATAAAACTGACACGAATAAATGCCGTTAAATCCCGTAGCTCCGGGGCACATGGTTGTTTCTTATCATTTATAAAGGCCTTGAAAATGGCGAAAAAAATGGGCTTGCCCGAGGTGCTGATTTTAGAAGACGATTGTCTGCCCGTAGCAGGTTGGAAAAGTAAGTGGAGACGGATTCATACATGGTTACAATCAAATCCAGATAAATATGATTTATATTCCGGTGGTGCTCATCAGATTATTGGTGCTCATAAAGTTGGTGGTGCGGATGGAATTAAATATTATGATCCGGTTTGGTCGGTAGCAGCACATTGGCTTTATATACCTGAACGTTCTTTTGACATGTTATTGGAACATTATATAAAAGTCAGTGATTTTGCAGCATATAATACTTTGCTTGGGATTGATGTGCATAATAATTTATTTAAGACACTTATATCATGCCCCTTTATCGCGTACCAGGATTCCGGTATTAGCAATATTAAGGAAAGACATCGTGATACGAAAAAATTATTTGTTTGTGCTGAAGCGAATTTTTGTAGGCAAAACCGCAGAAAAACTAAAAAATTGAAATCATAATGTTAATTAGCTAATTTTCGGTTCAAAGAAAACCAAAAATGTCCACGCCTACAACTATCGGTGTTAAGGGGTCTGACTGCTATACTAGCACAGGTTCGACGCTGAACGACCTTTACGTGCGACTTAACCGTGGCCTGACGCAAGCGGAGATTGCGTCTGCCGTGGATATTATCCTGAAGCAGGGAGGCGTTCAGGAAAAGGTGGATCTGTTTGTCTTGTGCTTCCAGACGCGCGACATCCGTGGCGGGAAGGGCGAGCGGGACTTGTTTCGCCACATCTGGTCGGCACTGGCTGTAAGCGAGCCTGAGGCCGCTATGGCGACGGTTGGGCTCATTCCCGAGTACGGTTACTGGGAGGACCTTAACCAGTTGGCCCACACGCTGGACACGGGCGGGGGCGTTCGCGAGGCCGTAGTTGGGCACATCACCAAGCAGTTGCTTACTGATAAGCTGTTGCTGGAGGGTGGCGGTGGCCAGCCCAAGCTGAGCCTTGTGGGGCGTCACGCCCCGCGCGAGTGTAATGCCAAGGCTACCGACAAAGCTCTTGCGAAGGAGCTGGCCGGGCTGCTGTTTCCTGGCGATAAGGAGAAGCACAAGAAGTACCGCCTGCTTGTGTCTTCGCTGTCAAAGGCTCTAAAGGTGCCTGAGATTGCAATGGCTGCGGGGGCGTGGGTGACGCTTGAGCCAAGCACGATGCCCGGTCGGTGCCTCAAGACCCACATTAAGGGACTTCTGAACCAGCCGGTTAACGTGGGGCGACACGGGCGGCGGGTTGTGCTGGAGGACCCCGACCGCGTAGCTTGTGCGACCAAGTTTTCCGAGCACCTTGGCCGTGCTGCCGCGGGCACGGCTACGGTCAAGGGGGCAAACGTGGTCTTTCCCCACGAGCTTGTTCGCAAAGCCCTTGAGTTGCTTGACAAGAGGAAGAGGTGCAGCTGGCAGGGGGGCTGTCACGGAATGGATTGCGATCAGCAGGACCCTCACGCCCTTTGCACAAACTGCCACGAGCAAAAGATGGCTGCGGGACTGGAGCGTGCGGGTCTCTTTCAAGCCGAGTACGACGCCATTGAGGCTCAATGGCGATCCATTGTGGACCCTATCAAGGCTCTGGGAACACTTCGCCGGTGGTGGCCTATGTGCGACTTTAGCGGGTCGATGAGTGGCGACCCGATGCACGTGTCCATGGCACTAGGGCTAATCATTGCCGAGTGTAACGGGACGGACACCATCCTGACCTTTGACTCGACACCGACCATCCACAAGTTCAAGGCCACCAAGTTCTTGGATCGTGTTCTAGAGGTACGGCACCTTGCTCAGGGCTTAAGCACGGACTTTCAGGCGGCATACAACCTGCTACTTAAGTACCTACTGGAAAACGCCACTCCGGCTGACCAGTGGCCGACGCACCTGCTTGTGCTGACCGACATGGGCTTCGATGCAGCCTGTCGCTTCGGGTCGGGCGGGAGCAGCTATAATCGGGCAGTAAAGACGGCCACGCACGAGACGCACATGCAGATCATTCGGCGGTCGTTTCAAAAGCAGGCTGAGGCCGTGTTTGGTGATACCGCGGCACCGCCGCCCCCCCTGCTAGTCTGCTGGAACCTACGGACAATTGGATCCAATTTCCAGGCAACGGAGGATCAGGCGGGTGTGCTTAGCGTCAGTGGCTGGAACCCGTCGCTGATCAAACTGCTGGCGACGCAGGGGGCAGAGGCGTTTGACTCTAAGTCTATTCTGCGGATTGTACTGGACGACCCGCGCTACGACCTTGTGCGGGCTGCGGTTTCGGCAAAGTACCTGTAAGTCTGTTGTGTATACTGAGGACTGGCTAATGGAAGGGTATAAAAAAAGGGGTTTAAAAGGATATGATAAAAAGGGAAACATTGGAAAATATAACATTTTTTTTTCGAAACTGTCCCGATGTGCTTTTATTTATGATTTACAATGTTTTTAACAACAGCGTCTATAAATGGAATGGTCTTGCGTATCCGGGCGAGCTGAGTTGTTTGATTTAATACCATTTATTCAACTTATATTTTGTAGTTTTTACATAATATAAATTATAAAATACCTTAAATTTTTCAGATCAAACAACCCAGCTCACCCTTGTAGTTCTTCGTAATCCATTTGATTGCGTGTAAGCTGTATTTTATGGTTTGCCTCATCAATAATTTCTTCGGTTATAAATCTAGCATCGTCTTCGCTAAATTTTGTACCTTTGTGACCTTTATAAAAATCGCAGAAATATTCCATGGCTGATTTATAATAGGTCTGCGATAACTTATCTGAAGGTATGACTATTTTTTCAATTATATAGTTCCAATCGTATTTTTTGGAACTCATATAATTTAATATATATAGGTGTTTTAAGTCGCAAATTTTTTAAAAAATAACAATAGAGGAAATGCGGTTAAGAACACGACGCAAGGGTGGCAAATTTATCAAATCGGGGACTTTTGGCTGTATGTTTAACCCGGCATTAAAATGCTCAGGTTCAAATACTCGTAAAAAAGGCTACATAACAAAGGCAATTGTGGAAGAGGACGCGGCAAAAGAATGGAAATATACTGCAGTTCCTAGGCGTTTAAATACAGCATTTCAATATTTTATTTATCCCAATAAGCAATGTAAACCTGGTGAGATTGATGCTTCGGACGAATATGGTAAATGTCATGTTAACGCTGATAAGGCAATTTTGCTACAATCGCCTTACGGAGGAACGGATTTGGATGATATACGTGTTCCGCTTTCTGAAATACCAGCATTATATGCCGGTTTCGTGAATATATTTGACGGACTTGCTTTATTACATTCTGAAAAAATTGCTCACAAAGATATTAAGCCGCCAAATATTCTTGGGTTAAGACGCGACGACGGTTCTTACCATTTACGGCTTATTGATTTTGGGATATCCCGGCCGTTTCCACATTTAATGAAGTATGTGAATACCGTAAATTATGCGTATTGGCCGTATGAGATACGATTATTAGATCCTAATTTTACTCCAACTAAGGCCGACATTGACGAGTTTATGAGTCGTATTCAATGGGCCAATTTCCCGGATTGGCTTTATAGAAAACCTAACCGTGATAATAAAATAACAGTTGATATGGCACAAGCAATGCAACAACGTATACAATCAGGTGGTGAAGCTGTTAAAGAACAAATAATAGTTGCAAGCGACGTGTTTGCTCTTGGTCGCACGTTGGGCGAAGTTTGGACGCAACAAACATCTTATGTTTTCGACGATGGGGGCGTTGTTGTTAAAATTAAACCACATTATCCATATATTAAACATGATGCGTCGCTTGCGTTATTTGATTTGGTAGCCAATATGTGTAATTTGAACCCGTTTGCGCGAATTACATTGGAAGAGGCAAAGGCAAGGTTTATCGCTTTGTTGCCGATCATAAATGATTGTATTGTTGATGCTGTGACTCACGATTCCGCTGTGCCTCCAGTAAAACGGGCGCGTACACCGCATAAAAAAGGTTACATATGAATAGCACAACCGCTTGGTCTAAATGTGGATTTTTAAATGAGCGGGTAGGTTGCCAGTGCGTGATGAAAATTGTGCCTAATTAATAATAATTTGCTTGCCAATTATTCTTACCGTCAAGTTCCGAAGTTAAGTACAACCCTTTCAGAGGGGTGTACTTAACTTTCATACAGGACTGTATCAAATTGTGTGTTTCAACCAAAAAACAAGGTTCATGGGAATAATATAATAGTTGTTGCTGTAAGAACCTTTTTTTTACCACTGCTAACACTTCTTCAGATTTCATAATATTGTTGCTGTAAGAAAACTTGTTTTTACAAACCGCATAAAGTTAAATGTGCCATTTTTCGTTGCTGTTAGCGATTTTCTTTAAAACGACAGTTTCCTGAGTAACAGTGCTCTGAACAAAATAGCTGTTCGAAGTTGCTGGAAGAGCACTTGGGGTTTTGGATGGAATTGATGGTCGGTTCAATTTTTGTAGAGAGGCGGGGGAAATTACAAGGGTGAGCACTGTTGTTTGATCTGAAAAATTTAAGGTATTTTATAATTTATATTGTGAAAAAACTATAAAATATAAGTTGAATAAATGGTATTAAATCAAACAATCTTGCTCGCCCGGATAATCGGTATCACCTTTGATTCGCTATTTAAAAACACTTCCCTATCGTTTTATAGAATGACCGATACAGTAATTGTGAATCCACTTCATGCGGAACAGAATAAAGAAGAGCCAGATGCTGGAAGCGATATATCCTTGTGTTTTCTAACCTATTTTTGTTGTTGCGTGCCAATTATTTTTGGGTCTATATAGTACATTTAATCGGGTGAGCAGGGTTGTTTTATCTGAAAATTTTAATACCATTTATTAAACTTATATTTTGTAGTTTTTACATAATATAAATTATAAAATACCTTAAAATTTTCAGATAAAACAACCCTGCACACCCTTGTAGTATCCCGACCAGTACCGAAGTAGTACACTTCGGGTGTACGACTTTGGTACTGGGCGGTATCAATTTTAAAAAAAATGAAGAGTTACTAAAATTAATATTGTTAAATCAATGGAAACAACTTTTGCCTTACAAACATTAATTTTTGATGATTTGATGTTACACTATGATATTTTAAAAAGGATTGTGAAGGGCGAAATCCCTAACTGTATTGCCGTCTTTATAAATGAAAATATGGATACTGAACCGCCTGCTCTTGCGGAGATTGTTATTATTGTTAGGAAAACGTCTAGTTTTGATAATTATGCTAATGACGACCACTGTGTTTTACCGAGCAAATTGCGTCGTAAAATACACAATGTAGATGAACGCTATAGCGTGTGTGCACACATAACGCATAACGGTGACGTTATGACTTTTTGTGAAAAAACGCGATATATGCTTGAGTCATGGATAAAAAATGTAAAAACGCGTGAGAAGCGTTATAATGTGCGTGAAGGCCTATTTCAGGAAGAATTGTGTATGAAAACCTGTGTTGCATTTATTGATGAATGATAGTATTATCTGCATACGTATATTGATTAACTGGGTTATTTACGATGATGGTATTGTTTGTGAGAG